AACGGGTCATGTTGTCGTAGAAGTGGAAGTTTGACAGATCAACTTGGTTCTGCTGACCCATCAATGCCTTGCCTGAAATATTCCCGCTTGGCAGTTGATTTGGATCCATGATGCCCAATACCATCTGCAAGTCTGCGGAAATAGCGCCAGCGGCCTCCATGATGCCCGCAGGAGGCGGTTCAGGCTGTAAACGTGTAGGTTGGGGTGCGGGTTGACCCTCGATGTCCTTCTGTTTGTATCTCAGGACAGGCGTTGACTTAATGTTAGCCATTGCCCATTCGTTCTCATGTCCCTCGTCTTGGCCTTCAGCAAGCAGCCACTTGGCTTTAGGTGCAAGGGCGACACTTTCTGTCATTGAAGTGCGCCAAAAGTTATACATCCGTTGTGGGTCTTTGGCGAACCTGACAAGGCCATATTTCTTGCGCTTGTCATCCACGATCACTTGTGCGCCATAACAGGGCACAACAGGAATGTATTTGCCCGCCATAGTCTTTTCTTCTAAGACTTCGATTGCGGTGCATTTAATCCACTTTACGGCCTTGCGGAAGCTGTCTCGTTCATCAATGACTGTCAGGCCAGCGGCTTCTACACGGGCAAAGAAGCTGTCAGAGTCGGCAAATCCTGAAGTGCCATCGCTCAACAAATAGAGCTTGGCTCGTTCACGCTCAATATAAAAGTATTCGGCAACTCGAATGTCCTCTTTTGTGATCCATGAGGCGGTGTCATCACCAGTTGAGCGTTGTTGGAAGTTAGCCCCATCGTCAGCACCTGGGTAATACTCACGAAACACCTTCTTATCCATCACTGTGGTAATCAGGCATCGCTCTGCATCTGATCCATCAGGCAGAATTGAGTTGGGGTCGAAATAAACTGTAAAAGGGTTGTCGATAGTGTCGATAAAGATTTCTTGATCAAAGGAATCCTCCCGTGTGTAACGGGTATTGACTCGCCAGTAACCCCATCCCATGCGAACTGCATAGTCAAATGCGGTGTCATAGGCTGTATCAGCGTTGGAGTTCACCTCAATATGGCGGGTAATTCCCTCGATCACTTGGGCGATCTTGTAGTCAGCCAAGTTATTCACAGGGTGAACTTTGATGCGGGGGCGCTGCTGACGCTGTTGATTGGTCACTTGCCTGATATACGCATCAATCTTGTTGATGGTCAGGCATGGGCGGGATTCGAGGTTACGGCTGTTCTGAATCTCCACAGGCCATTGGTCGCCAGCGGCAAACTTAATGTCGTTTAGAGCTTCTGCCCGATTAGTAGAGTCGGCATCATTAACCATGCGCCAGAACTTGATCGCTTCATTGATCTTGTCTTTATTTCCAGTTTCGTCTTGGTAAGCCATATTCAGCCCTTTATTTCGTGCGTTATTATCTCACTAGCTCATCCAACTGCCAACATTAGCAATTTGTGCTGATTTTTTTCGTTTGGCGGGTTCTTTGATCATAAGGGCAATGTATCTAAATGCGTCAGCCCCGTGTGAGTAGTGATCATGTAGTGGGTTTCTGCTGAACTGCCCTGTATCAGGATCAACCTCATATCTGTAGTGTCTCAGACAAGCCAAACCATCTGCGGTGTGTTCTCTGTCAAAGTAGCAAGTTGGAAAGATTGTCCTTGCCGCATTGATTGAGTCTAGGATTGGCACTCTTGGCATGATCTGAGTCTTAAACCCTGCGGCTCTTACAATGTCATCAATGGTGCGCCCCGCTGCCGCCAATGTCTTATTCTCAGCGTCATGCGGTAGCCAGATGGTTTCGTAGACATAACCAAAGGTCTGCATGGTCGCCAGGTAATAGCTGATCGTCTTCTGGCTGTCCTCAATGTATCGAATGAGGCGGGTTTCCATACCCACAAACTGCAAGAACCAGATGGCGGTGCTGTCTGACCATCCCAAGTCAAAGACCGCATGAACTGGCTTTGTAGCGTCATATGGCACACGGCATATGCGCCCATCCTTCTCGGCCTGTTGCATCTCTTTGGCAAAGATCGCCCCATCCACAGTTTGTCTGCACAAACCTTCCCAAACTTGGTTGTAGGCTTCCTCATCCCTTAATTTTAAAGAATCTTTCTCAAGTTTAAGGGTTTCGGGAAACCAAGGGTTGTCGTACCAATTCACCTTCATTGTGATGCAGTCTGCGGGCGGTGTCGCCACAAACCTTTGGTAAGTCTCATCTGTCTCCAACTCAGGATTGAAGCTGATCCATATCTCTGAGTCTTGCTTTCGGATGGTTGGAATTAGGATGTTCCACGATAGGCGGCTGGTGGTCTGTGCTTCCTCCACCCAACAAATGTCAACGCCCTCGTAAGACTTGATGTTTGAGACATTGTTTTTTAGGCCAACAAAGCTGAACTCTGTGCCGTTTCTGCCTTTAATGCTTGTTTGGGTGATCTCATAGAATCCCAAAAGCCCCAAAGCCTCGATCTGGTCACACAAGAGTTTGTGAACCGAGTCCCGAATACTTGTCTGAAATTCACGGGCGCAGAGGATGCGGATGGGGTCTTTTGCGCCTTTGATCAATAACGCCCTGGCTATTCCCCAACTCTTAGCCCCGCCCCTGCCGCCATAAAGAACCTTGTAACGGCTCTTTTTGAACAGACCCTCCAACTTGACGGGAAACTCTGCCCTTGCAATGGCATCAGTTACATCGCTCATTCGGGCTTAATGAATGTGACTTGAATCCCACCCAACAAAGGGCTTCCATCTGCGTTCTCAATCGTTGTCGCCTGAATCGCCTTGCCATCCACTCGGTCGATGATCTCTTTGATCGCCCAAGGCTCGCCTTCTTCAGCTTGTGTGACGAGTTGCTCGGCAATCTTTCTCAGGCGATGCGGCTCTTGCACTAAAACAAGGCGCAGTTTGTCATAGAACATCCTGCTTTTGGCAGCGTTCTGATTGCCAACTGGTGCGCCTCTTTCAGCCATTTAATTTAATTCCTAAGTCTTTATGCCTAAATTACTTTTTAGTCTTAGACATTGGTTTCTTATTAGCCTTTTTCTCGGCTTCACGCTTTACCGAATAGGCAATTGCCACCGCTTGCTTTGGTGGCTTGCCAGCTTCAATTTCTGCCTTAATGTTGGCTTTAAGCGCCTTGGGGGTCATTGATGCTATCAACGGCATTTGCCTTCTCCTTGCTTAATTCAGCCAACCAGTAATGGCAATCTTGAATAGCCCCTGAAAGCTGTATCAAGACCGCCTCTTGTTGTTTTGCTTGCGCTTGGAGTTCTTCCAAACGCTTGCTAACTACTTCAGAGTTCATGACTGACCATGAATGATGGCAAAGTTAATAATCACGGCTTCAGAATATGAAGTTGATGCAGTCAAATTACGCAATGTGATTAAAGCAGAGCCAGCGGCTAAGTAAGAAACGTAAGTGGTGTAAGCACCAGCGGCACTTCCAGTTGTATTGCTAGAAACACACACAATCATTGTGTCATTTGCTGAAATTGTGCTGTTGGTCAAGATAAACGACACAGCAGTAGAGCCAGCCAATGCAGCGTTATTCATTGTGATACGACCAGCAGACTTGTTTAAAGTCACGCCAGTAGATTTGTCGGTCAGTTGGGTAACAGCACCTTGTGCGGCTGCTGAATAGCCAATTTCTTGGCTTGCATAGCAAGTTGTGAATTCGGGATCAGAGTAGGCTACGCCTGTTGCTACTGAGTTTGACATAATGTTCCTTTAACAGTTCCAGTTTTTGAGGGATGCCTTAGCCCGTTCTGCTGGGCCTTTGGCGTTTTTTACTACCCCTTCCATCCTAGCGCAAAAACTGGCCTTTCGACCAGCATCTGCTTTAGTTTTTGGATTTGGGGCGGGTGGCTTTAAATTAGAGCCATTTTTAGCATTGTATTCGGCACGACCCTTGGCTGTCATCCCCGCACCCTTTTCTGTTGGGTTATAGGTCTTGCCTTTGCCTGTCGTCTTATGTGGGATGGGCTTGTCGTGCTTTGCCATGATTATTCCTCCACAACCGCACAAATGTCGGCTTCTTGAATGATTTGATAATCTTGACCATCAATCTTTTGGGTAGGCCAATTTAAATAATCGCCATTCCCATACTTGATAAAGTCGCCCACTTTCACATCGTAAACCTTTGGGCCAATTGCCACAATAGTTCCCTCGTTAAAAGGTTCTTTGTTGTTTACAAAAATAATGTCAGATAAGTTCCGCACTTGTGGCTTAACCACAACACGATCACGCAATGGAGTTAGCATTTCTTTGGTCTCCCAGGCTTGCGGGGCGCTGTGACTTCCGTCATTTGGTCAGTCATTATGTCGTAAACAGGCAGTTTAACGATTTCGGCCTCTTGCGGCTGATATTGACCGCACCAATCGGTGTGATGCTTGTTTTGTATTTGTGGGCTAAAACGACAAATGCCCATGATTTGCTGATTCTTGAAGAATCGGCAGTTTCCACAATTAGAATGTGACTCAGCCATTCAATACCTCTTTTATTGCTTGGTTAGAAGCGCCCCTAGATTGTCCGT